GCTAAGAATAGATGGTAGTGATGATGATACAGTCATATCTACATTATTAAAGGCATCACATAATTGGGCTAAAAGATATACAGGTAGAAGTCTTACAACACAAACATTAAAGATGTCTATAGATTCTGTCTATGATACAGATATTCCTTTACAAGAAGGAAATTACATTGGTATTGACCAAGACATTACAAGAAGAAGTATTTTGTTACCACAATCACCTGTAGCATCTATATCAAGTGTTAAATACTATGATGATGCAGATACAGAAAGCACATTTGCATCAAGCAAATATTATTTAGATAATCAGGGTATTCCTGCAAGATTTGTTTTGAGAAATGGTGAAAGCTACCCAACAGGATTAAGAGTGGCTAATGCACTAGAGATTACTTATGTAGCAGGTTATGGTGCTTCAAGTGATGTACCTGATGATATCAAACATGCATGTCTTATTTATACAGCATGGTTATTTGAACACAGAGGTGATGGAACAGAAAGAATGTCAGCACCCTATCAAGCAACACAATTATTACAACCTTACATAATCAGACAGTTTGGAACTAATCCTTATCGTGGCACAGCACATTATGGTGGTATGGTCTAATGTCTCTTATAGGAGAGATGAGAAATAGAATCAGCTTACAAACTTTAGGTGGTGTAACTGATGCAGGTGGTGGAACTACAACTACTCATTCTACTGCTACAACTGTATGGGCTAAAGCAGAGAATCTATCAGGTGGTGAAGGAATATTTGGAGACCAACTCAGAGGAACATCTAATTACAGATTTACAATCAGATATTATTCTTCTTTAACAGAAAAATATAGAATCTCTTATAACTCAAAAACATTCAACATAACTCAGATTACTGATATTCAAGAAGGAAGAAGAAAGTTTCAGGAAATACTAGCAACTGAAGGAGTGGCTACATGATATCTATAAAGGTTGAATCTAACTTTTCAAAAAATGCAGATGTTATCCTAAGAAAATATCAAGTCAATGCATCGAGACATGTTAATCGTGTTCTTAATCATTTTAGAAGGGATATTACATTGGGTATGAGAAATACTCCTAAAACAGGCAATACCTATGAAAAAGGTAACAAAACACATACTGCTTCATCAGCAGGTAATCCACCTGCAATCGATACAGGAAGATTGGTTAGTAGTATACAAATAAAACCATCAACACCAAGCATTAAACCTGTAGGTAAAGTGTTTACTAATGTTGAATACTCACAAATGTTAGAACTTTATATGGACAGACCATTCATGGGTAAAGAATCCAAAGCTTATCAACAAGCAAAAGCATTCTCTAAGAAAATGTCTAAAGATATCAAGGTGAAATAATGGGATATCATTCATTCGATTTACAATCAGCACTATATTCTTTGTTATCAGGTGATAGCACATTAGATGGATTGGTTGGTAATAACAAGATATTTGATTCTGTAGCACCACAAGATACAGCATATCCTTATGTGCTTATTGGTACAGAAATAACTACAGATATCGGAACTAAATCATTAGATGGTAATTTATATAATGTAGATATTGATGTATGGTCTCAATATAGAGGGCAAAAGGAAATCAAGGAAATTATGGAAAGAATTTACAATTTAACGAATAATGTTACAATCTCTGTGTCAGGTGCTGATTCTGTTATGAGTTATGTCAATAGTGCAACAACTCTCGTAGAAGCAGATGGAATCACAAGACATGGTATAGTTAATATTAATTTTACAATTTACGATAATTAGAGGTAATAAAAAATGGCAGTACAAAAAGGTGCAGAGGTATTAGTCAAAATAGGTGATGGTGGCTCTCCAGAGGCATTCACAACTATTGGTGGACTGAGAGATACTTCAATTTCAATCAACCAAGAAACAGTTGATGTTACAACAAAAGATTCAGCAAGAGTAAGAACTCTTATAGCACAAGGTGGTGTTAAATCTTTTACAATTTCAGGTAGTGGTGTATTCGATGATTCAGCATCACATACAACTTTATTAGGTGTTTTAGATGCATCTACATTTACAAACTTTCAATTTATAATGCCTGATTTCAATACTTTTACAGGAGCATTCCAAGTAACTAGTGTTGAATATAGTGGTACATATAATGATTCAGCACAATATTCTCTAACATTTGAGAGTGCTGATACTATTACTGTAGCAACAGTCTAATGTGGATTGATAAAGAAGTAACTGTAAATAAGAAAAAGATTAATGCTAAAGTTAATCTAGGTTTAGACCAATCAGAAGTTGAACTGCCATTCTTTGATGGTTGGGATAACTTAGGTGTAATGAAAATTGATAAAGATAAATATATAATCTCTAGTGCTAAAAACGTAGGTGCTAGAGATGAAGTTATCAATATGATAATTAAAAAGGAGAAGAATGATGACAACAAATTCGTTGAAAGCAGAGAAGATTCTTAATTTCAAAGACAAGACATACAAGGCTCGTATGTCATTAGATACAATCATGAGAATAGAAGAAGGTTTGGGAACTTCTATTTTAAAGGTAGGCAATAAACTAACTACAGCAGATATTACTTTATTAGATATCATAACTATCTTAACCCTTGCTATCAGAGCAGGTGGTAATGATGTTACTGAAAAAGATATCAAATCACTTGTATCTGAGATTGGTTTAGTAGAAGCAATGAAATTAACAGGTGAGTTACTTACATTAGCACTTAATGTAGACCCTGATAATACAGAAAAAAAAAGCAATACTTAAATGATGATTACAAGCTACCTGTAGAAAGGTGGCTTGAAATATGTGTCGGTATGATGCATCTACCACCACAGCAAGTGTGGGATATGTCTATTAAGGAAATCACTCTAGCTATAAAAGGATTTACAGAATACAATACAGGTAAGAAATCAGAGCCTATGGACAAATCTGATTTGGAACGATTAAAGGAAATGTACCCTGACAACTAGACATGGAATTAGATAAGTTATTAGTAAAGATTGAAGCAGATTTATCAGACTTAAAACGAGGTCTTGATAAAGCAAACAACGAAGTCAAAAAATCATCTAGCAAGATGTCAAACGAATTTAAGAAGTTTGGCACAACTCTTAGCAACATAGGTGGAAAAGTAATCACATTCGGTGGTTTATTTGCAACAGCATTTGGTGCATATCAAATCAAACAAGTAGTTGATGTCGGAAGACAGATAGAAGACTTACAAGTAAGACTAAAAGCATTATTTGGTACAGCAGAAGAAGGCTCTAGAGCATTTGACCAAATGGTTAAGTTTGCTAGTAAAGTACCATTCACATTAGCAGAAATACAAGGTGCATCAGGTAATCTTGCAGTAGTAGCAGAAGATGCAGAAGAACTTGCAGAGTTATTAGAGATAACAGGTAATGTTGCAGGTGCTACAGGTTTATCATTCCAACAAACTGCTGAACAAATTCAACGAAGTTTCAGTGGTGGTATTGCATCAGCTGATGTTTTCAGAGAACGAGGTGTCAGGTCAATGCTTGGATTCCAAGTAGGTGCTGAAGTCTCAATCAATGAAACAGTAAAAAGATTTAAAGAAGTATTTGGTAAAGGTGGAGAGTTTGGAAATGTAACAAATGACTTAGCTAATACCTTAACAGGTACTTTATCGATGTTAGAAGATAAACTATTTCAATTCAGGAAAGCAGTTGCAGATGAATTTATGGTTGAGCTCAAAGCTCAGTTCGGTGATTTAAATAATGCTCTTGCAAATAGTCAGGATAAAATAATTAAATTTGGCTCTGAGGTTGGTAAATCATTAGCTAATTTAACAAGGCTAGTAGTAGAAAACTTTAATGAAATAAAAACAACAGTAGAAGCTTTAGGAATATTCTTAGCAACAACTGTACTTGCAAAAATTATAACAGCATTTGCAAAAGCAAATGTAGTAGTAAAAGGCTTAACTGTATCTTTAATAGCACTTCAAGCAGGTTTCGATAGAGTAGAAAAAACAGAAAAGAAAGTAGTAAAAGTACAAAAAGATGAATTGAAGAATCTAGATGGTTTATTAAAAATCATAAATATTTATGGTGATAAAGTTCTAGATTTGAATAAAAAGCAAGAAGAAAGTGTTGATACAACAGATAATGTAATCATCAGTCAAGGTGAATTAAAAGAAATTATTCAGGAAGTAAATAAAACATTTGAAGATGCAGGTAAATCTATATCCGATGCTTTTGGTGATTCAATAGCTAAAGGTGAGGATTTTAGAAGTGCAATGAAAAATATATTCCAAGATGTAGTATCTCAAATCATATCTACAATTACACAGATATTAATTATCCAACCTTTGATAGAAAAATTAACTGAATCATTAAATGAATATCAGAGAAAGTCTAGGGAAGGTATATCATTACCATCATTTGGTGGTGGTGGTGTTGGTGGATTAATTAGTTCAGTTGGCTCATTCTTAGGATTTGCAAATGGTGGTTATACTCCACCAAATAAACCTTACATGGTTGGTGAGAGAGGTGCTGAATTGTTTGTACCTAAGACAGCAGGTAATGTTGTTCCTAATAATGAATTAGGTGGTTG